TGGTTATCGGAAGGACGGACTGTGGAAGTGAAATTACGCCAACCACAATGGTGGCACTTAGTTACAGCTGCAGAGTTAGGCTATAACTGAGCAGTCGAATTAACTCTCTTATTGCGGCCAGTTGTATACGGCCGCGGAGGCCTATACATGATTACTGGATCGAAAATCGCTTACGCGATACCCGATGTTACCGTTGACCCCGCTGTGGATATCGTTGAGACATCCATTGGTCAGTACGACGTTGTCCGTAAGGACACCGCTCTTCCCGCGAATCTCCCGTGCGAGGTCGTAACCTCCACGCAGATCCGCAATCACATTGCCAGTAAACTGGCAAAAGTGAAACGGAATTATGTCTCAACGAATGCTACTTTGCAGACTGAGACCCCTTACGAGGTTTCAGCCCACTTGGTACTTCGTTTTGACGAGCGTTATGCGTCAGAATCTGACTTCCAGCAGGTGGTCGGAGCCCTCCTCAATTTCTTGTTGGAGAAGGCTGACGGTCAAACCCGCAATGTAATGAGACTCGCTCTGGGTGAGCTTTGACGCCCCCAGACGTCTCCATGCTTGGACAGGGCCTTGTAGGCCTCGTCCAGTTCATAACGTGGATAATTTCCCTGTTTGAACAGCTGTTTTGACAGCTAGCGTAAAGATCAAAGCGAGCCGGCGTGATCCGGCGGAAAGGCATGACCAGTATGGTTTCGAACAAAGATGTGCATCGCACATTCAATGCCGTGTTGCTCGATGCTATCGAGCACATCAACCCCTTAGTCGACACCCCCTTCAAGGCAGCTGCACTAGATCTTCTGAACGTACTACGTACTGACGAAGATCTGGCCGCCGTTGCCCTTACGAAGGCCCCGGTCCTGTATCGGGAGCTATCGCAGCTCCTGGCAACCGGGTCGCTCTCGGGCGTTAGTGATATCCTTTTACCAGTAGGAGAGATCTTACTGGATAATGAGAGGACACGCACTATACCCCTTAGCGATGTTGCCCGGGTTCTCTGCCATCTAAGGCAAGCACTCGGGGTCTACTCGCGTTTAACGTGCGCTAGTAGACCAATCAAGAACTCGCCGTGGCACACTGTGGTCATATCTGACACTAGTGCGCAGACGGTTGAGAGTGCCATTTTGCGACTCACTAGGGACACGTCGACCGACGTTGTACCTAGTGTTGCTCCCTACGTCGCGGAGGTGTTACTCCGTGACTTAGATCTGACCTGTTTACAGGTCGGAGATGGTACTCCACCGTTTCGTCATGGTCCAGGGGCGGTTGCCGAAGGCTCTCTCTTCGAGAAAGAGAAGAGCCTTGTCAATTGCACTGATGATTCCCAATTTGATTGGGTGTCCGAGGATTACTTTCGCCCACTCTTCCCCACAGGGAATAGTGAGCCTTGGTATCTCGGTGGCCGGTACGATTCACGTCACAGCAGACACGTTAAGGGTGCGCACGCATCAAAGATTGTGTGCGTTCCCAAGGACTTTCGTGGTCCCCGTGTCATTGCGGCTGAACCGTGCCTTCATCAGTACGTGCAACAGGCGATCGGGCGAATGCTCTTGTCTTTTATCAAGAGCACACCCCTTAGCCTTTGCATTGACCTGGAGCATTCTGAAAAGAATGCTGAGGCAGCAAGAGTGGCATCTGAAACGCTTGAAGATGTGACGATTGATCTGAAGGACGCGTCGGATATGGTTAGTATCCACGCCGTCACTCAGATGTTCGAGAGAACAAGACTACTCCCTTATCTGCTCGCTGCGCGCACCACACACGTAAGTGTGAATGGTGTCGACCACGAGATTAGCGCTTTCGCGCCAATGGGATCTGGTCTATGTTTCCCGATCGAAACACTCTTCTTCGCAATTCTTGCCATCTCTGCCACGTTGCCATTGGGACGCACGCTGTCATTGGGGAATCTGCGTAAGCACATTCGCCAATTACACCTGCGTGTCTACGGTGATGACATCATCGTAAGACAGGACTACGCTCCTTGCGTAATCCAGGCGCTCAAGCGCTGTGGCGCCGTCGTCAACGAGTCCAAGACATGCAGCATGACCCACTTTCGGGAATCATGCGGCTATGATGGATACGCTGGCTTCGACGTCTCTTGCTTGAGACCGCGCGCGCTCCCAGGCGCCTCTGAGTGTACATACTCGGGTCTCCACGATATCACTCAGCTGTTCCTTAACCGTCGATATTATCGGACGGCAGGTACACTGTTAATGTATTGTGGGCGACTTCAGGTACGCCAAAACCTCTTACCCAACTTCGTCTTCGTGGAGAATAGAGATCCACTCTCCTCTAAGGAGGGAGTGTTTTCTATCTCTGAATACGAAATGGATGTGGCAAGTGCCCTCGGGTTGGGCGTGTTCTACACGCGTTCGCTTTCAGCTTACGTGTGCAAGAAGCGCCCGTTACACCGGGACATGCAACGCATCCTGCGTGAGCGCCTGCAGAATGGGGCGCCACGCGACGAGTGGGGCTACGTAGTAGTG